TCACTTCTCTCTTTGTTTGGGCCATCATAAGCCATTGCACCCTTTTGTTTGCGAGGTGCTTTCTTTTCTTTTTTCTCATCTTCATCTTTCTTACCAAAAGCAGCCATAGGCCCTGATGGTTTACCTGATCCTCTAGTAATACCGTATGAACTTCCTTCCTTCACTGTTTTTCTTTTCTTCATTTCTTTTTCGATTCTTTTCTTCATGAAAGAATTAGCTGGTGATGATTGATCCATCTTACTGAGTTTGTCTAGAGCTTTCTTTAAGTCATCATCACTCTGTCTTGACATCTTTTTATCTTCCGATACCACTTCTTCACCTAAAAGTTTATCTTTTGCCATTGCTTTAACAACATTAGGTGCTGGTGAGGATGCAAGTATTTGCAAAAATATTTTTCTCTTCTCTTCTTTTGAAGCACCATCTGGAACTTTTGATTTTGCTTTATATCTTACATCAGAAGCCAACTGTGATGCCTGTTTTTCAGTATCATCAGAACCAGCAGCATGACCTCTTTTTTCTTCGTAGACTTTTTGATACGCAGTTATCAAGTCATTTTGAATTTTTGTACTAAGCATTACCCTTTCGCACGTTTCTTTCTAGATTTATTTATAAAATTAAGTATGATAGGATTATGAGAAAGTCTTTGAGTGTATTGTCTTAATGCATCTGTTCCAACTTCTCTTTGATTTGCAGGCACACCAGATACCTCTGTGAACTTTTCGGTGATGTCTTTGATCCAAGATTTGAACATCATGTTGTCCTCAGTCACTGCAATAATGTAATTTGCACCTGTGCGAATAATCTTACCAATCAAACCAGTGTTATCATTCTCTACAATATCCCCTACTTGGAATACGTTTCCATTCATATAATTTTCACGAAGATTTTTCCAATCAAACTTAGGAGCAATTCTCCATGTTTCATTCTGTTGTTTCTTCATCCTCATTCCTTTTTGTATCGCAGCATATAACTCTCTTGCTTTATCATCCTTCAAACTTTGTGGGATACCAGTTCTAAATGATTCATAATCATCATCCGCAGCTGCCTTTCTTAACTTCGATGCTGACATCGCACTGACACCCTCTCCATCTGGATCACGATCTCCAGCAGATACAACATTGATACGATCAAACTTATAAAGTTTATTGTTATATTTGTTTGCTAAGTTCTCAAATTCTTTTTGACGATCTTGTCCAACCACAATATTGACAGACTTTGCACCTCTCTCGTTTGCACCTTTCAAAGCATCAAAGATTGTTCTTGTTTTTGGATTATTCATGATATGTTTCGCATGTTGTGGAAACATTTGTTGCATATATCCAATCTTTGTATCAGGGTCTAAAGGATTCTTTGCAGGGTCATTTGATCTTGATGGATAAATTTCATAGTTACCTTTACCAGCAACTTGTTTAACTTTGTTTAAAAGTTTTTCATGTCCTGTTGTAGGTGGATTGAAACGACCAAAAGCCACCGTCATATCAGCGTCGTTGGGATCCTTTGGATTAGGATTTGCAACGGTCTGAGAAGATAATGCTTCTGTTACGAATCTGGTAAAACTTTTCATATTTTCGGTGCGGGCATAGGATTACCCTTTTCCCAATTCTTGTCTGCTGTAAAGTTTGCACGACTAAACTCTAAACGATCTACAAGTTTAAGAGCCTGTCCTGATCTGATTGCAACAAATCCCTCTGGAGCTGTCACACGATAACCATCTGGTGTTCTTAGAAACGTTCCAAATGTATTCACCTTTTGCAATTTACGAATCATAAAATTTTTCGCAGCCTGTAAATTCATATAAGATGCAACAGTCATGTATATTGACTGTTGATTATCAGAGATAAATTTAAGACCTCTATTCTTTAGTTCTAAGTATTTATCTTTTGTTGCTTTCATCTTCTTAGTTGCAATCTCTTTATCTAGTGCGTTAGAAAAATATTGTGCGAAGTCATTTGCGGTGTTACGAGCACCAATCAAAGTTCTACCTTCTCGAATGTATCTGTTAAAGAAAGTTTTGAACATAATGTTCAAAGTAAATTTATTCATATTGTTTTCCTTCATCATATCTAAGAAACGAGATGCCTGTTTTAAAGAACCTTCTGTTTTATTGACAAGATTTGTATAGATTGTTTTCTCAGCAAGACTCATGTTTGCCTCACCTGATGCATTTCTAAAATCGGATGATGTCACAAACACATCAGCGTTTCCTTGAATATTGATACCACCAAAACTTGCACTCATGGCATCTAAACTTCTACCAGAATAAGATGTATGAAATACGATTCCAAACTTTGCTTCATCTATCTTCTTTCCGATGTCACTGTCTTTTGGAACTGCATACACAATTGTATTTGGTTGAAACGCAATGCAATTATCTCCACCAATATTTGCTTCGTACTTATCATCAGTAAATAAAAGATCTCCCTGCACCACGCCTGGTATCGAGAGTTGTGAAAGGTATTGATATGCATCTTTTAATTTTTCTGCAAGTTGGCCAGGCGGATACATACTTTCAACATCCTCTTGAGAGTATGCAATCTTTGGACTTACTTTGTTAAATACAGACTTTGTACCAACAAAAAATCTTCCGTTGTCTGGATTGACACCACAAATTATCGCAGGCGCTCCATCCCACTTCACTGTGACACGAGTGTCTGCCATACCTTGATCTAACATATCTCCAAGAGATCGAAGAAAGGCAACCGCTTCCTTACCACCCTGAGATCCACCATTCAAGATATTGTCTTCTAAATGTTCGAGGTGAGTATTCTTCATTATCTTTTTTCAAACCCACTAATAGCATTGAACTTAACAGAGAGATTTTCAAACTGTCCTAACTTATGCAAGAAACCAGACTTATTTGATCTTGCAGAAAACTCCATGTTCAATGTGATTCCGTCAGATAATGTAATAACAAAATCTTGTTTTGATCCACCAGCATCACTTGCAATAATGGATGTTGCTGCCTCCAATCCAGCTTGTAATTGATCATAAGTATTATCTACATACGCAGTGGACATTGTTGCTTTGACTTTGATAAAAGGAGTTTTTAATTGAGTCTTTAATACTTGTGATTTGATAAATTTTCTTGTCTTTTTTATATCAGAATTAAACAAATTAATTACAGCCTGTTTCACTAATGATAAGTTTATATCATATAATCGATTATACTCTTTTGGGTTTTCTTTCTCAAACTTTCCAAGTTGTTGTGCGAGTTGAGCAGATCCCCATTTAGTTTTCATATCTTGTTCATTCACTCCAGCCTCTCGATACTGTGGATAAAGAGATTGTTTTAGTTTTAGGTAGTCATTTGGTTTTCCATAATAATCAAAGAGTGGTTTAACATATGTGTTAAGAATAGGTTCCTTTGAAGCAGAAGTACCAGCTTTTAAACTGACTCCTAACATTCCACCATTTTGATATTTAAGAAAAATATCGCCTGGATTAGATGGATCTACTCCTGTTGGTTTTGCACGATATCCCCAATAAACTTCTGCAATCGGATGTTTTTGATTATGATTGTTCAACCATTTAGTTATGTTTTGAGCATTAGTGATTTTTTCTCTTACTTTAAAATCTGGGCCTGGTTCTGCTTTATCTATAATTTCTTTACCCTTTGCAACATCATTTGCAGACCCAGGCACATAAGGGCCTGGCGCACCCGCTGATGATGAATTAGCTTGCAAAATTGCATTATAAAAATCTTCTATAGATAAACTAGGATTTATACGATTGATGAAAGCAATTGCTGGAAATAACTCAGTGATTGATGCCATGAAGGTGGTATCTTGCATTGCACCCTTCGTTGGTTTAAATCCAATTCTTCTCCTAGCTCCAGATGGTAAAAGAAACTCAGTAGATTCTTGACTATTTGATATACTACTTACAAATACTTTGCTTACATTAAATCCAGCATCTGATAATTGTTGGTTTAAAAGAGTTTGAGTATCAAATCTCTTACCTGATGTGACTATGTATATAACTGTTTTTGCATTTGCTGATTTTATTTTTACTTCTTTTACATCCTGTGTTTTTTCAAGATTCTCAAGAATATCAATTACATCTTTTTCCTCATCATCTTCAACAAAAGATTTAAATACTCCGTACTGCATTATCTTGAAACATTTTTAATTATTTATTATCTATTAAGGAAGTAATGATTTATAATTTCAATCTTCTCATGTGCTTGTGCAATCGCATTTATCTCACCATCGATTGTTCCCATCACATCTGAGTGTTCACCAATACCCACAGGTTGATTCAGATATATCTCAACATTCTGTTGATGTTTTGCAATCAAACCATTGTAATATGCAATCTGACTTTTTAGAATCTGGTCACGCAAGTTAATCATAAGTCTCCTTCTAAACGATTTTCTGATTTGTAAACATCAAACTCTCCGCCTGGATATCTCTTCTTCAACTTCTCTACGTTACCAGCGATCACATCATCAAGTGTGATGTTGAGTGCCATGCATGCCTGCATTACATACCACATAACGTCACCCAACTCAATAACAAGATGTTTTCGATTATCGTCGTTCCAAGGCTTACCTTGGAAAACCATCTTCTTAACAATCTCCATAAACTCACCACCCTCAGCACTGACACCAACAGCA